ATTGAGTCCACGCTGTACAAACTCAAATTCCTAGACTGAAAGGACAGACCATGAAAGACAATGCCGAAATGACCCCGAAAGGTTATGGATCGGGCGGCAAAGCCCCTGCTGGCGCAACTGCTAGTGATTCCACCGGCGAGCGCCACGGCAAGATCGTCAACGGCGTTGCTATGGGTAAGGCCGACGGAATGGGTTCCAATCACCAGTACAACGGTGGCCGTTCCAAGGGTGTTTGCTACACCCACGACCGCAAAGCCTACCAAAAGTAAATGGCTATCCCGCTGGCTGACATAGCGTCGGCGGGGCAGCAACAGGCGCAGCCACAAGCCGCGTCCGTCCAGGGAACCCTGGCGTCGCTGGTTCCGCAGCCGCCCCAGTTATCGGGTCAAAACCCGATTACACAGGCTTTTTTTGACCGGCTGTCCAACGACTATCCTGGACTAAGCCAAGAATATGCCGCGCTACCCAGCACCGACGGGGGCCGGATTCTAAATACAGACGACGCCCGCGAACTTTCGCCGGAGTACCGCGCCGACCGCACCAGGTCGGCTGACGTCCATGAACCGGCGTCAGCGTTTACCAAACAACGCTACGCCGAAATGTTGTCGCAAGACACCCCGCCTGGACGCGAAAACCTGGTGTTATTTACCGCAGGCGGCACAGGCGCAGGCAAGACGACGGGCCTACAAGAAGCCGCCAAAGTGTCTCAGGGAATCAAAAATGCCGAAATCGTGTACGACACGAATATGAATAAATTTGAATCGGCAGATAAAAAAATCCAACAAGCCCTATCGGCTGGGCGAAACGTGGGTATTGTTTACACCTACCGCGATCCAATGGAAGCCTTGGAAAACGGGGCGTTGAAGCGGGCAAGCCGAATGGAAGCGGAATTGGGAACGGGCCGCACGGTTCCGATCAATGAGCATTTTAGGACGCACATGGGTTCACGAGAGGTCATGGATCAGTTACAGGCCAAGTACGGGGACGATCCGCGTTTTCACATGACCGTCATTGACAATAGTCGTGGCCCAGGCAAGGCAGCAGTAGTAAGCGGGCTTGACAAGTTGCCGAAACTCGACCACACTACTGTTAGGAAAGGACTAAATGATGTACTCGAAAACGCCTACCGCACCGGCAAAATCAGCCAAGCCATCTACGACGGAACGCGTGGCAACGCCCGCTGAACATCGTATGAAGCGGATGCACGAAAAAAAAGTGCATTCGATTGCTGAAGAAATGGCCGCTGCCTTGAACGCTGCCATGCGCGGTGGTCGGAAAGTCCTATGACGGTTTCATGCGCTACGTGTCGGTTTTGGATTACCGGACAGGTAATGGGCGTGTGCCGCCGTTATCCACAGGTGCATAACAAACACGAGCGCGATTGGTGCGGAGAACACCAGGCGGCTGTTGTGCAAATGGTTCCTGTTAAAGACATTATGACCCCCGAACCTAAACGTCCTGGAAGGCCCAAAAAAAATGATACGCCCGCTGCGTGACCGTGTAGTCGTTCAACCCCGCGTCCGAAAACTGTCGGAAATTATTGCGGTAACCAATAACGAAAAATTCAACGAAGGCACGATTGTGGCTGTCGGCCCCAACGTCCTGGAAGCCAAAGTAGGCGATTGGATTAAATACGGAAACGGGACTTACCTAGATTGGCCGGTGCATGAATTCGACGGCCAGGATTATCAGATTATTCAGGAAGCGGACATTTGTGTTGTGGTCGAGGAAGAAAATGCCTAAACACGACAAACCGATTCCAAGAACTACGACCGGCAAGGGTAAAAACTATAACCCTACCGAAAAAGGCGCTGGCATGACTGCCAAGGGCCGTGCGGAATATAACCGCAAAAATGACGCAAATTTGAAACCACCAGCACCAAACCCAAAAACAAAAGCCGACGCTGGACGCAAAGCGTCGTTTTGCGCGAGAATGGAAGGGGTGGTAAGAAAGGCCAAAGGCCCAGCGGAAAGGGCCAAGGCATCCCTAAAGAACTGGAATTGTTGAAAGGAAAGAATTATGCCGAATACTCAAGCACTTGGGGTTGCCTTCGCAGACCCCGCGTTAAATAGTTTTCAAGTTGGTACTGCTGCCGTCCCGATTGACGTGACCGCATCGGGCAACCTGAACCAAATCTATGCTGACACCGCCCACAAATCGGGTGATATGCGCGGCCTGTATATGCGTACTAGGTTTGAGGGCGCTGGCGCTGGCGAAACCCTGCGGGTATTTTCCCAAGTTGCCGCAGCCCAAGGGTCAGGTCAGACCACCAATGGCGCACACATCAGCCTGTCGGTAAATAGTGGCGGCACAATCAGCGGCGCAGCAAACGCCCTTCGCGCAACCCTGGGCGTGGCCACAGGTGTTACTCCTGGCGGTACGCTGGCTGCAATTCAGGTCGATTCAGACTTTCCCAGCAGCGTGACCCTGCCTGGTTCGGCTGCGTTTCTGCGGTTTACAAACAGCAACACCGGAACCATCGCCAACCTGATGAACGTACCCGCTGCCCTGGTGACCGTAAAAGGATCAGCAGCCCTGTCCCACAAGATCAAAATTGTGGACAGCGCTGGTACGGCTTATTACCTGATGGTTTCCGATCAGTAATGCAAATAACCCGCGAATTCATCCAGGCTGAAATGGACGAAGTACAGCGTGAACTGGCGAAGGCGCAAACCTTTGTGGTTCAGGCCGAAACGTCCCTAGCAATTTACCGAATGCTGTTGGCTAAATTGGATCAGCCGGATGAAGTAGTGGAAAACCCTGGGGGAACTGACTGATGGCTAAAGGACTGTATGCGAACATTCACGCAAAGCGGGAACGGATAGAGCGCCAAAAGGCCGCAGGCAAAACCCCTGAACGTATGCGAAGCCCTGGGGAAAAAGGCGCACCCACGGCCAAAGCCTTTAGACAAAGCGCCAAGACAGCAAAAAAATGACCTTAGAACAAATGCAAAAACGCCTGGCTGAACTGCAAGAACTGGCGAAGCAGCATGAAAGTGTGCTTTTACAGATCAGCGGTGCAATTCAGGAATACAACCGCCTAATCGCCGAGGAACAATCCAAGGCTATGGCTAAACCTGAAGGGGAACCTGATGCCGCTGACCAAATCACCTAGTAAGCAAGCATTCACCAAGAACATTAAAGCCGAAGTCAAAGCCGGAAAGCCTGTGAAGCAGGCTGTGGCCATTGCTTATTCGGTGAAGCGCGAAGCCGCTAAAAAATCCTCGAAGTCCAAAAAGTGAAAGGAAGTGCCATGAAGAAAATCATTGCCGCCGCCCTGGTATTGGGCTTTACTGGTTACGCAGTCGCACAGATGGCTAATTGCTGGCAGCAGATGGTATGCGGCCCAGCCGGTTGTCATTGGGTAACAGTCTGCCGATAACCACCGCCCCTGAACAAGGGGCCATACGCATGGGGATTGCTTTAACCATGGCGGTTATGAGCCGCCGCAGTCCCCAGCCGTATGGAAGCCACAGCAGTTAAAAAGACCAGGAAGCCAAGAGAGCCAAAAGAGGCAGGGACAGTCGCGCCCAAACATCCTGGTGGCCGTCCGACAAAATACGACATTTCATTCTGCGAGGCGATGAGCGCGTACTTCAGTAAAGAGGTAGGGTTTTTCCCTACGCTGGCTGGATTCGCTGCAAGTATCGGAGTGACAAGAGACACGCTGCATGAATGGGCCAACGCCAAGACAGAAGAAGGGACACTCAAACACCCTGAGTTTTCCGACGCCTATAAAAGAGCGAAGGAAATGCAAGAGCAGAATTTGGTCATAGGGGCGCTTACAGGGGCTTACAACGCGTCCTTTGCTATTTTCACAGCCAAGAACGTATTGGGCTGGCGCGACAAGACAGAACAGGAAATAACGGGCAAGGACGGAAGCCCGTTGGCTGGCATTCAGGTCATGTTTGTAAACCCCGATGGATCAGAGCGCGACACAGAGCATTGACCAGGCCATCGCCAAGGCCGAGTTTCCGGTCAAGTTGGAAGGTCTGTTTAAGAAAAGCCGATACAAAGTCTTATACGGCGGGCGCGGTGGCGCTAAGTCCTGGGGGATTGCACGGGCGCTGCTTATTAAAGGGGCCAAAAAGCCCATGCGGATTCTCTGTGCGCGGGAGTTTCAGACCAGCATCAAGGATTCCGTCCACAAACTGTTGTGCGATCAGATTGAAAGCCTGGGCCTATTGGGATTTTATGAGATTACCCAGGCTAGCATCCGAGGGGCCAACGGGACGGAGTTTTTCTTTATTGGCTTAAAGAACAACCCGACCAACATCAAGTCGTTTGAGGGCGTGGATATTTGCTGGGTCGAGGAAGCACAGACCGTCAGCCGCCTGTCTTGGAACATCCTGATTCCCACCATCCGTAAGGAAGGCAGCGAGATATGGGTGAGTTTTAACCCTGAACTTGAGACAGACGAAACCTATCAGCGGTTTGTAATTAAGCCGCCCCAGGACTGCATCAGCATCAAGATTAACTATTGGGATAACCCGTGGTTCCCCGAAACCCTGCGGATGGAAATGGAAGCCTTAAAGGCCCGTGACCTACAAAGTTATCAACAGGTTTGGGAAGGAATCTGCCGTCAAACCATTGACGGGGCCATTTTTGCCCACGAAATGATGCGGGCCGAGGCCGAGGATCGGATTACTAAAGTCCCTTACGACGCCACCAAACCCGTCCATGCGGTCTGTGACCTGGGCTGGGCTGACGCTACCGCCTGGTGGTTTGTGCAGTTTGTGGGTATGGAAACTAGGCTGATTCGGTACTTTGAGGACAGTCAACGGACGATGACCAGTTACTTGGCCCAACTTCAGACCTATGGGTATGTGTATGACACCATTTGGTTGCCCCACGATGCCCAAAGTCAAACCCTGGCCGCTGCCGGTCGGTCGATTGAGGACATAGTGCGGGGCGCTGGGTTTAAGACTAGGATTCTTGACCGTGTGCCGGTGGTCGATTCAATCAACGCGGCGCGGACAGTATTCCCAAACTGTTATTTTGATCGCGATAATTGCGCCGATGGATTAAACTGTTTACGCCATTATCGATATGACGTTGACCCCGAAACCGGCCAATTCAGCAAAATGCCGCTGCATGACCGCTATTCCCATGGGGCCGACGCATTTCGGTATATTGCGCTGATGATTAAAGAACCACCCAAAGCCCGCAGAAGGCCCGCTGTCGAGGTCGCCGGTAGTTGGATGGGCTAGAGAGGAAAATTATGGCGTGGCAAGACACCGACATAGATAGCCGTATAGGCGATGCGATCAAATTCCTACGGCTGGTGGGTGAGGCTGACAGCCAAAACCGTGCCGAAGCCTTGGGCGACCTGAAGTTTTCCGCTGGCGACCAATGGCCGGTTGAGATTCAAAACAGCCGAAACCTGGAATCCCGCCCCTGCCTGACCATCAATAAGATTGACGCCTATGTCCGTCAGGTCACCAACCAGCAGCGCCAACAACGCCCCCGAATCAAGGTTCACCCCGTTAATAACGAGGGCGACCTAAAAGTAGCCCAGGTCATTGAGGGCATCACCCGCCACATTGAGGTCAATTCCAACGCTGACACGGCCTACGACACGGCGTTTGAGTATGCGGTCAAGATGGGCTGGGGCTACTGGCGCATTAACACAAACTACATTTCCGAGGATTCATTCGATCAGGAAATCTATATCGAGCCGGTCGATGACCCGTTTTCGGTCTATTTCGACCCCAACAGCGTAGCCCCCGACGGGTCGGACGCCGAGCGATGCCTGATTACCACGGTTATGTCGAAAGAGGCCTTTAGGCTGGCCTACCCAGGCGCAGATGACGGGGCTAATTTTAGCGCCCGCGCCACAGGAGATTCTGATGCCGAATGGGTGACCAAGGAAGATATTCGGATTGCCGAGTATTGGCACATTGAGCGTGAACGGGCCACCCTGGTCTTACTGTCCGACGGAACCAAGGTTTACGAGGACGAACTGCCGACCGCCGAACTGCTGGATGCGTCGAATATCACCATCATGGATAAGCGGCAGACCTACCGGAAAAAGGTCAAATGGTGCAAGTTGACCGCCATGGAAGTCCTGGAGGAACGCGAGTGGCCAGGCAAGTGGATTCCGATAATCCCGTGTTATGGCGCACAAGTCATTGTTGAGGGTAAGCGCAAAAAGTACGGTCTTGTCCGGTTTGCTAAAGACCCGCAGCGGATGTTCAACTTTTGGCGCACGGCCCTGACCGAAAGTATTGCTTTAGCACCCAAGCCCAAGTGGCTGATTGCCGAGGGTCAGGACGAGGGCCACGAATCCGAATGGGCGCTGGCTAACCTGAAGTCCACGCCGGTGCTGAGATACAAACAAAAGGATATTGAGGGCGTTCCCGCACCCGTGCCGACCCGCATCCAGCCGGAGCCGCCGCCCGATGGGATTATGGTTGCGTCAAGTGCCATTTCGGACGACCTAAAAACGGTGCTGGGGATATTCGACCCCGCCCAGGCGTTGCCTGGCAACCTGTCCGGTAAGGCGTTACAAGGTCAGCAAATGCAAGTTGACCTGTCGAATTTCCATTTTTACGACAATATGACCCGCAGCATTAAGCAGACGGGCAAAATTATCCTTGACCTGATTCCCAAGATTTACGACACCCAGCGGGTGCTGCGGATTATCGGGGTGGATGGAAAGCCTGACCTGGTGACGATTAACGAAATGCAGGCCACCGGCGAAGTAATGAACGACGTGACCGTGGGTCTATACGACGTGGTGATGGACACCGGCCCAGGGTATAACTCCAAGCGCCAGCAGGCTGTGGACACCATGATGCCGCTGATGGCTGACCCCCAAGTGTTCCAAGCCGCAGGCGATTTGCTGTTCCGCAACATGGACTTTCCAGGAGCCGACGTCATTGCCGACCGGCTGGCCGCGATGAACCCGTTGGCGCAGATCAACCCTGATACCGACGTGCCGCCGCAGATTCAGATGCAATTGCTTCAGGCCCAAAAGGCCGTGGCCGACATGGAACAGAAGATGATCGCGCTGCAATTGGAGATCAACAACCGTGGCCAGGTCGCAGCAATCAAGGAAGATGGCCAAAACCGCCGTAAGTTGATGGACGTAATTTCAAGGGCGTATAACACCGACACCATCAACGAAGCCCGCGTCAATCAGTCCAACATCAAGGCTGTGACCGACCAAAACAAGATGGAACTAGACGCCATGGTTCGCCTGGTGTTGGCTGGAATGCCTGCTGAAGCCTTGGCCGCTGAAATGGAACGCCGTAACGCCGAACAAAAAGGCGCTGCCGCATTTGCCGAGGCTGAAGTTAATCAGACGCAAAACCCATTCATCCAGGCTGGCCAAGAGTTACTAGCACCACAGCCCATGGCAATGCAGCCTGAAATGGGCGCGATGGCCCAACCCATGCCGCCGCAACAAATGATGTAATTGACAGTTAAAGAATACTGGTTAAAAATTAACCAAGCCTACCGATGGGTTTTCATCGGGAAAATTCTTAGGGGAACCTATGTCAGAAGTAGCCGAGCGAGTAGCCAGTAACCTGGTCACAAGCGAGAATTTAGCGGAATTCACAGCCCAAAAACTTGGTCTAGTTGATGCAGCGCCGGAAACCGAGGCGGTAGTCGAGGATGCTCCTACCGAGCCGGAAGCACAGGCCGATCAGAGTGGACAGGATGAGGAAGGGAAGGACGCGACAGCAACAGAGGAACAGAAGGAACGCAAGCCCAACCCGAAGTTGGAAAGGCGGTTTTCGGACATTACCAAGCAACGCGAAGCAGCCCGCGAAGAAGCGGCGCGAGAGCGCCAAGCAAGGGAAGCAGCCGAAGCCAGGGTGAAGGAACTGGAAGCCAAACTAAATCCGCAGACGCCGCAAGCGCAGCCGGATGATGAACTTGGCGAGGAACCCAAACCGGAACAATTCAGCGATATGTACGAATACGCGAAAGCGTTAGCCGAATATACCGCTGATAAAAAACTGATAGAACGGGACAATCAGGAAAAGGCCCGCAAGGCGGCGGCTGAACAGGAAGCGAAATTTAAGGCCTGGGCAGACCGCGTGAACGCAGCCAAAAACGAATTGCCCGACTTTGACGACATGGTGCAAAGCGCCGACGTAAGGGTCACCGACCCTGTCCGCGATGCCATCATTGAATCAGAGCATGGCCCGAAAATCCTGTATTACTTGGCCGAAAACGCCGAGTTTGCAAGGAAATTGGCCGATATGTCAGTTGTTTCAGCCGTCCGCGAAATCGGGAAAATTGAGGCCCGCTATGAAAAAGCGGCAAGCGCACCGGAAGCGAAGCCTGTTGTTGGGAAGTCAAAAGCGCCAGCGCCGATTACGCCGCTGCGTGGTGCGGTCAACACCGTTGATGCCGGTTTGGATGCCGATGGAAACTTCCACGGAACCTACCAACAATGGAAAGCAGCCCGCCAGGCAAGGAAAATCCGCTGACATTTAACCCTTTTTTGAGGAACTAAAAATGTCCAACAATTTGCTAACCATTAGCAAGATCACCAACGAAGCGTTGATGGTCTTGGAAAACGAACTTACGTTCACTTCAGAAGTAAACCGCGAGTACGACGACCAGTTTGCCGTCGTAGGCGCAAAAATCGGCAATACGCTGAATGTTCGCCGTCCTGGCCGCTTTATCGGCACGACCGGCCCAGCCCTTAATGTTGAAGATTTCAACGAAACCAGCATTCCGGTGACCCTTTCGACCCAGTTTCACGTCGATACCCAATTCACCACGCAAGACCTGGCACTTTCGTTGGATATGTTCAGCGACCGAGTGCTGAAGCCTGCCGTTGCTGCTATCGCTAACAAGATCGACTTTGACGGTCTGACCATGGCGAAAAACAACACCGCTAACATCGTCGGTACTGCTGGAACCCCGCCCACCGGACTTATCACCTACCTGACCGCCCAGGCTTACCTGGATTCAGAGGGTGCGCCCCGTGATGGTCGTCGGTCTTGCATTATTGAGCCGTTCACCAGCGCAACCATCGTTGACAGCCTGAAAGGTCTGTTTAACCCCCAATCTTCAGTAAGCGACCAGTATCAAAAAGGCCTGATGGGCCGTGATTCCGGTGGCATGAACTGGAAAATGGATCAAAACGTGGTGGCACAGACTTTCGGTGCATGGACAACGACCGCTGGTACTCTGACCGCTAACACCCAATCCATCGGTATCGCTACCGGCTGGGCATCGTCATCGACCATTACTCTCACCCACAGCGCCGGTCTGACCCTGCGCCAGGGCGACGTAATTCAGATCGCTAACGTGTTCGCCGTCAACCCACAGAACCGCCAGGCTTATGGTTCAAACAAGCCCCGCAACTTTGTGGTGCAAAACACCGTAACGGGTTCGGGTTCCTCGACCATTTCCGTGACTGTGGTTCCGGCCATCATCACCGGCGGTCAATTCCAAAACGTGACCATTCCGACGACTTCCGCTACCGCAACGGTTACCCCGTTTAGCATCGGAACATCGGCAACTGGCACAGTTAGCCCGCAAAACATCGTGATGCACCGCAACGCATTCACGCTGGCCACGGCTGACCTGGAACTGCCTGACGGCGTTCATTTCGCTGGTCGCGCATCCGATAAGGAACTGGGTCTTTCGATCCGCGTGGTTCGTCAGTACACGATCAACAACGACAGCATCCCGACCCGTTTGGACGTGCTGTACGGTTGGGCGCCTTTGTACCAAGAACTCGCCTGCCGCGTGGCTGCGTAACTAAGAGAGGGGATGTTAAGCGGACATAAGAGGATGCGGGATGCTGGGGTTTTTTCCGCTTTCCACCCAGCCTTGTAAAACCGCCAAATCTGTCCCCTATCGCAACTTATTGAAAGGAAATTAAGATGCCGAATCCAGGCCCAGCAAGTACCCAAACCAATCACCCTTCAAATCTAGCCACCAACCAGGCCTACCGCCTGCTGGCTAGCGCCCAAGGGGTGAACCTCAACACCGTGGCTGACACGATTGCACCGATTCTCAATAGCGCCTCTTACAGCGTTCAAGACGTTATCGTTGCAAACGCCAGCATCAACCTGACCACCGCGCAACTGGCCGTTTACAGCGGCCCTGGGGCAACCGGTGTTGCAGTCAAAACCGCCTATGCCCTGACCGGAAACTCCGCGACGGACAAAGTGGTTGTAACCGCAGCAAACGATACAGACGCCCTTACCGGCGATAATCTGTATATTCGCTGCACGACTGCACAGGGCGCAGCCGCTACGGCTGACGTGTATATCTACGGATACGACCTGTCATTCCTTCCCTAATCGGATGGAATAATGTAACGAGGAAGCCGCCCCCAAAAGGGGTGGCTTTTTCTCATTCTGAGCCTATAATTTCGCTTGAAAGGGGAAAATATGCTGCCTAATTTCAGACCAAATGGCCCGACTAGCCGTATCACGGTTGCCGGAACTGCCACCACCCCCCTGCAAATCACGCCCAATACCAACGTAGAAAACAACTATGTCGCCCTGATTAACGTCGGTGCTGCAACCGTTTCCGTTAGCCTGGGGCCGACTTCAGGGACTACACCGACACCCGTTGTTCCGCTGACCACGGCTTCAACGCCTGGCGTGGTGTTGCCGCCCAATATGATTTATCCCATTGTGGTTCCGGCCCCCCGAAATAACTTTTTTGTCTCGCTGATCGGAAGTAGTGCTGCTGGCGACGTATATGTGACGCCCTTGGCCGCAGGGTAAACCATGGCCAATCAGGTCGCTAGCCAGCAGACCATCAATATCGTTCCGGTTCAGGGGATTTTTGGCCCTGAACCCACGTTCACGCCTATCACCCTGGTAGGCCCTGCCGGTTCGTACTTTTACCCCGTCATAAACCCTGTTCAGTCAGGGTTGACCATTACCAATTCGACGATTGATTCGTCGGTAATCGGTGGAAATAGCCCCGCAGCGGCGTACTTTACGACCGCCCAGGTGGCGGCGACTCCGACTGCGGATCAAGACGTGGCCAATAAGGCCTACGTTGATTCGGTTGCGCAGGGTTTGGACATAAAAGCGTCCTGTCTTTATGCGACAACTTCCGACATTACGCTGTCCGGTCTTGGAACGAGAGCCGGTGGGGATTGGCCATCAAGCCTGACCGCAGGCGACCGCATACTGGTCAAAAATCAGACCAACCAAGCCCAAAACGGCATTTACGCGGCTGCATCAGGGCCATGGACGCGCACCGCCGACATGAACGTGTGGTCGGAAGTGCCTGGGGCGTTTACATTTATTGAGGACGGTACGACCCTGGCATCGACCGGCTGGGTCACAACCGCTGGATCGACCGGAACCATCGGTGTCACAAATATGCCTTGGACGCAGTTTTCAGGCGCAGGGACTTACACCGCCGGAAACGGGCTGCAACTTATATCGAACCAGTTTTCCGTCAAACTGAACGGCACGACGCTGGACGCTAGCGCCAGCGGGCTGAAGATTTCTGACACCTACCCAGGGCAGACCAGCATCACAACCCTGGGGACGATTGCCACAGGAACTTGGGCGGCAACTGACGTGGCCGTGCTGCACGGCGGCACAGGTGCATCGGACGCTGCGGGAGCCAGGGCTAACCTGTCTGCCGCCGTCTTAGGGGCAAATAACGACATTACGAGCCTGTCGGCCATTACAGGGTCGATAGCCACCCCGACATACATCCAATTTAATACTACCCAAAGCCCGCTGCCGACTAACGCGACCGCAAGGCTGTATTACGACACCACCGACCAATTCCAAACCCTTGTGTTCCAAATGAATGGCAACGTGGTTCAAAAGATTGGTGAGGAACAGTTTTACCGCGTCAAGTGCCAAGGAGCAATTACCAAGGGCCAAGTGGTCATGTTTGCCAACACGCTGGGCGCATCCGGTGGATTGGTGGGTGCAGCCGCCACGGGCCTGACCAAAGATCAGGGCCAATACATTCTTGGCCTAGCCGCAGAATCCGGCAACAACAACGACTGGATTTTTGTGGTGTCGTTTGGTGAGGTCAAAAACATCAACACCACGGGCGGCGCTGAAACCTGGGCGCAAGGCGACGAACTGTTTTATAACCCCGCCGTAACTGGTGGGCTGACCAAAAATAAGCCCGCAGTCCCGAATGCAATTGTGCTGGTGGCTGCGGTGGTTCATGTTGGAACGTCCAACGGTATTTTGTTTGTTCGGCCCACCTACGGGTCAGTTTTGGGGGGAACCGATGGAAACGTCCAATTTGGAACACTCAATAACCTTGACGTTTTGCAATACAACGGCACAGGCCAATACTGGACAAACGTCCAAGCAAGCAGCCTTTCTGTCAGTTATGCAGCCACAGCGGGATCAGCGGGAAGTGCCACCACAGCAACCACCGCTACAAATCTTGCCGGTGGGGCAACGGGTTCAGTACCGTACCAAACAGGTTCCGGCGCTACTACGTTCCTGGCTCTTGGAACATCCACCTACATAATGACCGCAGGGGCCAGCGCCCCGACTTGGACTGATCCAGCCAGCATCACAGTAGGAAACGCCACCAGCGCCACTAGCGCGACCACAGCGACGAATTTAGCGGGGGGTGCTGCCGCCAGTATTCCCTATCAAAGCGGGGCCGGTACAACGACGTTTTTGGCCTCGACCGCTGGTGATAGCGGAAAAGTGCTGCAAAGCAACGGAACTAGCGCCCCGTCCTGGGTGACGCCTGTCGCATACGCAACGGTGACTGACGATACTACGACCAATGCGACTAGATACCCGCTATTTGCCAATCAAACCGCAGGCAATCTAGCGACCGTTTTTGCATCGTCCACCAAGTATCAGTACAACCCATCGACCGGCATTTTGACTGCCACAGGGTTTAGCGGATCGGGCGCAAACCTGACCAATCTACCGGCAGGGCAGTTATCCGGCACGATTCCGTCGGGAGTTTTGGGTAATTCCAGCCTGTTTATTGGAACGACGTCGATTGCGTTAAACCGCGCCAGCGCCAGCATCAGCCTTACCGGAACGTCAATTGACGGGTCGGCTGGATCGGCCACGACCGCTGGAACGGCTACCAATGCAAACAATATTGCAATTACTGACGACACCAGCACAAATGCGGACTATTACCCTGTTTGGGTGACAAACTCGACCGGAAACTTGCCCGCAAAGGTGACCAGCACTAAACTCAAATTTAACCCGTCAAGTGGCGCAATGACCGTCACGGGCGGCATAGGCGGGGGAGCATTTTGAACTACACCTGGAAAATTTTAAGCGTCAAAGCCAACGACCAAGGGCTAATTACCCAGGCCCAGTACCACGCCCGCGTCGCCCAGGACGATATGGCCGTGGAAACCGAAGGAACCTGGTTTTTCAAAGGTCAACGCCTGGTTGTGCCGTTTGATAAGGTCAAAGAAGAAATGGTCGTGGATTGGATTAAGACCGAATCCGACGGCTTGATTGAAACCCGTATGGCCGCACAGTTAAAGACCTTGGCCGAAAAAACCAACACCCCGCTGCCCTGGGCTTCGAAGGTGTTCAAACCCAAGATTGAGGAATAACTATGGCAGTCAACCTTTCCCCTGTTTTCGGCGTAGCCGGACAACTATTTGACAACAACGGCAACCCGCTGGCCGGTGGAAAGATTTACACCTACCTGGCCGGAACCACTACGCCCGCAGCAACTTATACCAGCAGCAGCGGGGCCATCGCCCATAGCAACCCTATTGTTTTGGACGGCGCTGGCCGTGTTCCGTCGGGTGAGATTTGGTTGACGGATGGCATTACATACAAATTTGTGGTTGAAGATTCTGCCAGCAACTTAATTGGTACTTATGACAATCTGATTGGCATAAATTCCAACTTTGTTGCTTACACCAGCCAACAGGAAATTCAAACAGCCACCGCTGGTCAAACGGTGTTTAACCTTACGACCATGCAGTACCAGCCAGGCACAAACAACCTGTCGGTATTTGTAGATGGGGTAAACCAGTATGGCCCAGGCGCCCAATATGCTTACATTGAAACCGACAGCGACACGGTTACTTTTGTGTCGGGACTGCACGTTGGCGCATCAGTAAAATTTACTACTGCGTCCCCTGTATCTAGTAATGTTACTGATGCTGAAAATGTTGCTTATACAGCGCCATTTGCTAACACAGTCACAACAAATGTTGAGATAAAACTTTTAGAAATTGTCAGCGTTAAAGATTTTGGTGCAATTGGCGATGGAGTAACCGATGACACAACAGCCATTCAAAACGCTATCAATTCTGGCGCAAAACAAATTATTTACCCCGCTGGAAACTATTTAGCAGGGAATCTTTCTTTAGTATCCGATCAACGCCACGTTGGAATGGGCGGCACTATTACGTCACTTGATAACGGTGACAACATTTTTAATGGTGTTTCTGTTTCAAATGTAGATATTGTTGGGTTAAATTTTGTTGGGACTGAAATAGCACTTTTTGCCGTTTCAATAATAGGAACTTTGTCGCCAGCATCAAATAGCAGCAACATATTGATTGAAAACTGCACCGCAAGCGGCGGTATTCAGTTGTTTGCTTCATATCAACCAGCCGGATCAACATACGCAACAATTACTGATGCAATGCTGACCGATTATGTTCGTGTAATTGGCAATAAAATTGTTGGCGTTGCAGGGTCAAAAACCGGCGGCGGTCTTGGCGGGATTGCTTTTTACTACGCCAAAAATTGTGTCGCTACAGGCAACATATTAGAAACTTTACAGCACGGAATTTCTTTTTGGGGCGGCAATTCAGCGCCAGGTGGAGATGGTATTCAAAACAACACCCGTAAGGCTTACAACATCACAATTACTGGCAATACAGTTAGCGAT